ACCGCTATCATATCCACCATGTCCCGGGTCTAAATATACTTTTACCATTATGTATTAACCTCCGATTATGCCGTAGTATTTGCCTTAGGTTTTAACAGTCCGGTCAACTCCACAAATTGGTCATTCGTCAATAGGCCCACCATCAAAAACAAACTCAAAATGTTTTCATCTGTGAGCCGTCCGGCGTTAATCAGTGTTTTGCAGTTGTCGTATGTCGATTTGATTTCCATAATCATGTACCTCCATTTATTTTAGTTGCATCTGCGCAATTTGTTCTTGCAGTGCTGTAACCTGTGCAGTTAAGTCGAGCCTGTCTGACCTGTTTTCAGTTTTCGTTACAGCCGGTTTATCCGGCCATTTAATTTCTTGTGGGAATCCGCTCTGCGACGTAATATCGCGCAGTGCCTGCCGATACTGCCGCATGGATTCCCGGTCTGCGTCTGTCAGCGGCGCATCATCCGTCTGCGTCCAGTCTGTGTCGGAAAGCAATTTATCTCGCTTATCTCGTATGACCTGAGCTTGCTTCTCTGCTTCTTGCTGTTTAGCATAACAAGCAGATATTCATCATAGTTATAAGATATTCCTGCTTCTTTTCCATCTTCTGTTTTATCCTGCACCTCCGTAACATTCTCTCGAAACCGCATTTCAGCCATACCATCAAAACGATGTTCAAACAATAATATATCAGGTTGTACACTCCCGTTTACTTTCACTACGAATCACTTCTTTCAATAAATTTAAATGCTTACCAAATTTTTGTTTTAGAAAATAAGCATTACAATGTTTAAGTTGCCCATATCTACTCATAAATCCTGCCGCCATCTTAAAATTAATAGATTTGTGCTGATTTATTTTCTTGCAAATTTTTCTATACTGTCTTGCCAGCAACAAGAAATCGTCCTTACGTAGCTTTATATGATTACGTTTGAATTGATAACCAAGAAAATCAACAGCATGACTTTTTGTAGGGAATATCTGATAATTGTCTTTAAGCTGTAAGCCTATCCTATTCAAATAGATTGATATAGCTTTGTATGCTTTGTGTAACTGCTTTTTACTATGACTAAAAAGCACCATGTCATCGGCATATCGTACATAACGCTTAATATGCAAATCCTGTTTAATGTAATGGTCAAGAGATTCAAGGTAAAAATTTGCAAACCACTGCGAAGTATAATTTCCAATTGGCAATCCAGTTGGATAACTATTTACAATCGTAGCAATAAGATGCAACATCTGTTTATCTTTTATTTTATGTTCAAACATCGCAATTAGTTTTTCATGCGATATTGATTGATAGAAATGATGTATGTCCAGTTTTAAGCAATATTTTGTGTTATTCCAATCACAATCTAGCCAACGCTTAACAGCACGATAACCGTATTTAATGCCACGATTAGGGACACTCCCGCAGCACCATTCATACATTCCACGCATAATAACTGGCTTAATGATATTAATGACACACCAAAAAATAATTTGATCTGGATAATATGCTGTACTACAAATTGTGCGGCTTTTCTTACAATGACTATCGTACTGTTCAAATACATGATAACCAGACGGTTTGTACGTTTCATTTATCAGCATTTGCTGAATTTTATAGGCATAGCCATCTACATTTTGCAAAACTTTATTAACACTTTTTCGCTTTTTCTTACAGTGCGCTGAATCATAAATTGCAATTTTAATATTACTTATATCGCACATTTGTTTATATAAATTGTCAACTCTTTTTGACACATAAATCACCTTGTTTTTCTTTTCACGGGCTTTCATATCGAATTACTAACCCATGCCTTTTAAAGAAATATTTTTTGCCATGCGGCAAGGTATCTTTCGATAGACTGATAATCAAGCACCTGTATATAAAATAAATAAAAACAAGGAGGCGCGAACCAATGCTAGCGTTGGAACTAGACGAATCGTTATTCGAGTTCAAGTAAAACAAACCTGCATTAGAACCGTTGCTCCAATTATCACCGACATTGGCAACACGCAATACAGATGCTCCCTTTGGGAGCAATGGGGGCTAATCGCCCCCAAACTCCTATTCTTCAGGTAGTACAAGGAGGCGCGAACCAATGCTAGCGCTGGAACTAGACGAATAGTAAGACGAGTTCAAGCAAAACAAACCTGCATCAGAACCGTAGCTCCAATAACCACCGACATGGGCAACACACCAGCCGGAGTTATAATAGTATTTGTCACACAAATATGTACTATCACTCCCAGCTGCTGCTGTAGGGAGCTGTGCCCATGGCGTGTTGCTGTCAATCCCAATAGCAGAAATATATCCGTCGCTTGTGGTTTTAGAATAACTTAGTGTTGTGTAATTCGTTGATGCATCATCTGCATATTTTGATGGATTTGTACATACATAAATTAATCCATTATCAAAATTAATTCCATCGCGCCATTCAAAAATATTGCCCCATAAATTTTCAATTCCGCGCCATTTTACAGCAACAGAAGCAGAAGTTATATTGGAAGAGCCAGTCAGCCCAGTTACAGAATCTGAGCCCCCAGCATTGATTGCAGCAGATGTGCCTGTATTTCCTTGCCCTACAATGCTTTGCGAGTCAAGTGAAGCAGTTTCAACAATAAATAAAATCATAAGTTCAAATTGTGTCGCCCAGTCTGCTTGTGTATATCCTAAACCACGATTGAAAAATCCTGTGCGGAACTGTGCACGAGTTAAGCTCACAAGCGGTGCAGCACCGGAAACGGATTTATATCCGCTTGATGCTTCATATGTGCCAACCCAAATTTTATCTAATCCATTGGGATAATCGCTGCAGGGTGCATGACGTGGAGCCACTAAAAATCCATCAAGTGGGCCATCTGAAATCACATAATCCCTATAATCCGTTGTATCGGTTACTTGATAGTAAAATTTTGGTATTTCACCGCATACATCACCGTTTGTGCCATCTCTGGTAAATCCTGCTTCTCCCTCATAAGCTGTTACCGCACCATTTTGTACATTGCAGCATTTTATGTCCTTATAGATTGGCTTGTTGTCAAAGTCGGAACTTCCGGCGGTACTGCCATTTGTGGCGGAAAAAGTAAAGTCTGCCGAGTCGTAAAGTCGCTCCAGCGTGGGGGAAGATTGATTTTTGTGCCACCGTACACCATATTTTACATATGCCTGTGGTGTAGCGGAAACCTGATTTGCTGTGTTCACTGTGATTTCACCAGTCGTTGAATACGGGAAAATCATGTAATAATATGTTGTGCCATTCGTCAATCCTGTGTCAACGTAACCAGTGGTTTTGTAATGGTCACGGGTAGTGTTATCAATCAATAATGTTCCATCCGTAACGGCAGATGGATAACTGCCCTCTTTGCGAACTAATTTGCTCCCTGCCCATGTTACTTTTCCTGCAACATCTATTGAGTCACTCCAACATATTGTAATTTGTCCGTTTCCAGCGGCCGCAGAAATTCCCGTGCAAGCGGGCAGAGGATAAGTTGTAGGCACAGCAGAGACACGATTTGCTTCATCTTTATTCACTGCACCTGTGTCTGAATATGGGAATACAGCATAATAGTAAGTCGTACCATTTGTGAGGTCGGTATCGGTAAATCCTGTGGTTTTGTAGGTGTCTTTCGTTTTGTTATCGACAAGCAAAACACCATCTGTAACGTCTGTAGGATATGCTCCTTCCTTGCGAACCAGCTTGCTGCCAGCCCACTTTGATAAAGTCACACCCTCAATTACACTGTCAGCAGGGTCGCTCCATACAATAGCAACTTCTTTGTTGCCAGCAGTAGCTGCCAACCCGCTAACATTTGCAGGAGCGATGCCGGAAGAACCGGTTGTAATATCTTGCCAGTCTCCATTGGTATCTTTTGCCTGCAACTTTTCACTGTAATATCTCAGTCCATGAACTCCATTTTCAGTAGAGACTGTTTCATCCGTATGTGAAGAGGGAGCTGCGCTTACGTCTGCTGCTGTCAGCGTAATATCTGAATTCAGCGGTTTACTGTTTATTGCGCGTGTCTGTGTAACATACGTATTTGCCGCGTCTGCCGATTTTAAATATCCAGATAAATCTGGAATAGACTCTTTCCATGTCATTCCATCCCAAACGTATGGAGTAGTTCCAACTATATGGCCC